AGCGTCCACCTGTCCGATCATCCGCCCATCATCCGCGATCAGGTGGACGCTGTTGCCCACCACGCTGGAATAAGCACCCATCTCGGCCTTGATCTTCATTCCTTCCCCTCCGCTCTGCGCATCCGGCGGATCGCCCGGTGCATGATCCTGGTTCGCTCGCGCTGATCCCATTCAAGGATCGCTTTTCTGCGCTCGATCCGAGCGTCCAACACGTCAAGCCGTTGATCTTCCTCGGCTTTTGTAAATCGCTTCCAAGGCGGCGTCACGGTTTCGCGCTGCACGTCGTCCTCGGCCATGATCGCAATTCCCTTGTTTTGTTCGGAATTGCATACACCCTGCCCCGCTGCACGGTCAAGCGAACACGTCAAAGTCGCCATCAGCCTGGAAGGATGCCGGTCCTTTCCCGAAGTCCTGCCTGCCGCCCAGACGGTCGAACTCGCCCACACCCAGGAAGCCATAGCCCGCCCCGTCGCAGATGTGGCTTTCGTCGTTCTTCGAGGGCTTGTCGGCATAGCGATCCTCGCCGGACACGGCCAGCCGCTTGAAGTGCCAGGCACCCATGAGCCCCTTGTGCAGCATCGGGCAGTTGCGCTTGTTGACCAGGAGCCCTGGCTTGCCCTCGATCATCCGCTCGCACGGCCCGGCCAGCGCCGCGATCCGCATCTTCGGGTCTTGGGTCGGCGCGGGCTCCAGGTTGATGCCGTGTTGCGAGCGCAGCCAGTCGAAGGATGCCGTCTCGAATATCTCGTCGCGCTTGCCACCGGCCGGATCGCCCCAGCCCTTGCCCGTCAGCCCCTTGGCGACGTGATCGGGGAAGTGCTTGACCAGGGCCTCGCCCACCAGCTCGCCAAAGCGCTTGATCCCCATGTCGAAGCACACCACCTCGCGGTGCGCGAGCAACACGCCCTTGGGATGCCGCTGGAACAGGAGCGCCGAAGGCTGGAGCGTGCCGCCGCCAATGTCGGCCCCGATGTAGATCGGCTCGTCAGGCAGGATCGGCAGGTGATCCACGCCATGCACCTGGCCATTGTATTGCGGGACCACGCGCCGCCCGTCTGTCACGAAGGTGTAGACGCCCTGGAGATAGCTCTGGATTTCCTCCAGCGTCTTGCCTGCCAGCGCGCGGCCGTAGTAGCTCCGCACCCCGAGCGGGTTCGATCCAGCATCGACGCGGGACAGCGCGACCAGGTTCTCTTGCCAGGGGTTCACGATCCAGAACCGATCCGCCGCTCGGATCACCTCGATAGGGCACTCGACGCGCCGCACCTTGCCTCGATACCAGATCAGCACCTCGGCCGACGTGAGGCGCACGCCCTGATACTCGGGGAAATTCTCGTCCACGATCTCGGCACCGCCGCCCCTGGGCTTTACCTCCAGGACGCCGGGCGGTTGCTGGTGGAAGCTGTAGCCCTCGGGCGTCTCGCGGTGATGCCAGCCGTAGAGCCAATGATCGGCGTCGGGCGGGTTGGTGTCGCCCCAGATGCCGCTCCAGGTGGTCGGGCGCTCGTTCACCCCGAACCGGCCGACACGCTCGGTCAGGCGGGTAATGACGGATCGCGGCACCTCGCGCATCTCGTTGATGAAGGCCCCGGTCAGCTCCAGCGAAAGGAGCTTCTTCACGTCCTTGGGCTTGTCGAGCGCCACCAGGTTGACCTCGATCTCCAGGTTCGATCCGCGCGGCTCGATCATGTGCGTGGCCGGTGATCGCCAGACGATATCCCCGAAGGCGTCGGCCGGGTAAATCTGCTGATAGGTCACGGCCGTTGTGGATCGCAGCTCGGGCATGGTGTTGCGGATGATCGCAAAGCGGCTGCGCTTCTTGCCGTCGGCGCTGGGCGCTTGCTCCTGGCCGAGATCGAGGATGCGTTGCAGGCTTGGCACCGACTTGCCCGAGCCTACCGGCCCGATGATGAACGACGCGAACGAACGGTCGAGCTTGTAGGCCCAGGCCACCGGGCTTGTCTCGTAGGTCCAGGTCTGCGTCACCATCCGAACAGCTCCAGAACCGTGGCCCCGAGCTGGAGAACGCCAGCGATGCACGTCACCGCCAGCGTTGCCCGTCCAATGATCCGATATCCCGTCACCGCTTTCCCCTCGCCTTGATCGCCAGGTAATCCACGATCCGCTCGCCGTCCTGGTTGCGCTCGGCCGTGATCCGATGCGTCAAGAGGCAAAGCCCGCGATCATGCAGGAGCATTGCCGCCTCCTTGATGGATCGAGGCGCAGAGCCCGACGTGCCGCGATGATACACCACCAGGTCGCCAGGCTCCACGCGGTCGAGCGCCTGGGCGATCACCGCCTCCTCGCTGCCGCTGTCAATGCGCTCGATGCGCAGCTCCTGCTTCACGCGATCATCCATGCCAGCGCCCCCCAAAGCACAAAGCCAACCGCGACCCAGAACAGATGCCAGGCAACCGGCCCGCGTCCCAGCTCCGAGAACTCACCCCGAGCCGGGCAATCCCTTCCCTGGTTGCAGTCGTGGTTGCACGGCGGGCAGCGCAAGTCACTTGCTCCTCCTGTGCTGGCCGCTGGATGCCCTTCTCTGTTCTTGGCACCCATGATGCCCGAAACACGTCTCGCGCCATCCTGGCGGCGATCCTGCGCTTTCTCTGCCCTATTCATCGTCGTCTCCTTCCGGTTGCCACTTGGGGATCGCCTTGATCGCTTCCCCGTATGCGGGCGGGATCACTTTCACCTCGAAGCCGTCGCCCGTGCCGCCTTCTCGATCTTCTCGGCCGTAGCCGTGGTTCACTTCCAGGGCGAACTTGGCCCCGTTCGATGCCTCCCGAGCATAAAGCGCTTCCTCTGCGAACTCTGCGATCCGCATCTTGGCGCGCGCGATGATCGGGACAAATGCTGGATCGCGTGGCTCGTCTCCCCTGCCATACGCGAGGAGGGTTTGCCTGGTGGTGTCCAGTGCGAGTGCCAGCCCTGCCATCGTTGGCGGGACTTGGTATTCTTCCTCGTAGGGGTCGCCGTCGCGCGGATAGATTTTGCGCTTGCGCGTCCTGCTTTGAAAATACTCGTCGATCCGTTCTTCCAGTGCTTCGGGATCGGTGAAGGCGAGATGCCCGCGCTTTGCCATCATGTCCTCCCTTGCTCTGCCAGGCGCTGCCGCAGGTGTGCGAGCGCTTCATCCCCGATGTTCTTCATGCTGCCCGACCGACCGCTATCAGCGGGCGGGGAGGGAGGGCAGCTTTTCGGACCCTCTCCCCCCTGCACCCCCCTCTCCGTGGTCTTGGTCTTATCCGTGGTCTTGGTCTTATCCGTTGTCTTTTCCTTTTCCGTTGTCTTTTCCGTTTCCGTTATATCGCTAGGGCTTTCGATAGGGGTATGCGATAGGGGTATCAGTAGGGCTTCCCCGAGGCGGTCGAGCGTCTTTGCGTCGAGCCCGATTTCCTGCGATGCGAGCATGGGTTCGAGCTTCATTTCCTTGACCAGATCGGCGGCTGTGCTGTCGAAGCCGCCCATCGCTTCCAGGATTTTCCCGGCCTCGACGTGATCGCTGCGCGCTTCGCTGTGCTTGAGCCGTCGCGCCTTGTCGTTCCATTCCTCGCGGCGCTCGAACATTGCCAGGATCAGATCGCAGGCGGCGCAGTCTCTGACCGGCGATTGCGGCAAAGCCTGGATGATGCGCACCGGCCCGGCCAAGTGTTTGCGGCTGGAGATCGCGTTGAAGCGGAAGAAGTTGACGATCTGGATCAGCTCCTCCTCGGGATCGTATCGGATCAGCCTACACTCGGCCAATTCGATGAAGGATGCGCGCACGTCCTCGCTCGGCACTTTCAGCTCCAGCGCGGCCATCTCCGGCGGCAGGACAAAAGCCCCGGCGCTGTTGCCGTGCGTCGTGGTGTGCAGGTAGAGGTATGTGAGCCGGGCCAGGTCCGTGGTGAGCTGCCGGAAGCGCTTGCTGCGCCAAATCGAGCTTGAGATGATGCCGAACTGTCTCACGGTATCACCGCCCTGACGGTTCCGGCACCGCCTCCAGGTGTTGCACCAGGGACGTGATTGCATCGCCCTTGGACTTCCAGAGATGATAGCTCGCCCCGCTCGCGCGCTTCATCTCGGTTTCGTTGAGGCTGGAGCCACCGGCCAAGATGATCTTGACCGCCGCCCCCAGCACGTTGAGATCGGCCGCAAGGACCGGCCCCGCGTTCTGGATCGTCAGGTTCATGCCTTCGGTGCCTTCTGCTGGAATTGCTCGCGGCGAAGCGTGACCGCGCCGCCCTCGTGGATATCCGGCGCATCCTCGGCAAAGCGCATCGCCGTGACGCGCGCCCGGTTCAGGATGATGCCGAGATATGCCGCCAGGCGCTCCTCGGTGGTGTGCGTTTTGGTCGGCGCGAACTCCTCCACGATCCACCGCGCGACCCTGGGCTTAACCGGGATCGTCACCGTGAAGTCGGCCGGGACCGTCGGCTTCGGTGCCAGCTCCTCCTCGGCGCGGATCATCGCGTCGGTGAGGCTGATGTTGCGCTCTGCCTTGATTTCCTGCGCTCGGGCCAGGATTTTATCGTCTGCGTTGTCAGTCACTTGTGCGCTCCTTGCTAAATTTCTCGTTTATATTTGCAAAATATCTATTGCAGAGGCAAGCAGCATGTGATCTAACCATGGTTGCAGGGCGTCGAGCCCGAGCGACAACGGAGGTTCCCAGATGCAATTTGACCTGTTCGACCAAGGCAGCGACAGCCAGCCCGGCGGGCGGCAAACTGACCTGGAGATGCTGATCGAGGAGAAAGCGATGAACCATTATGAACGGAAACAGGAGGCCAAGCGCGAGCGGTTGCTTGCAGCGGCCGAGCGGGCAGAGGCCCAGAGCGAGGCGGCATACAAGCGGGCCGACATGCGCGAGGAGGTGTCCGGTATCCCCTTCGGCCAGCCGATCCTGGTCGGCCACCATTCCGAGGGGCGGCACCGCGCCGCGATCCGGCGGGCAGACAACGCCATGCGGGCCAGCATCGAGGCTGACAAGCGGGCGAAAGAGCTGCGCGGCCGGGCGGCAGGTGTCGGCAAGGGCGGCGTCAGCTCCGACGATCCCGACGCGATCCAGAAGCTCCAGGCGAAGATCGACGCCGACAAGGGGATGCAGGAGTTTATGAAGGCTGCGAACAAGGCGATCCGCGCGGCCTACAAGAAAGGCGTCCGGTTCGACGGTCCCGCCGAGGATATCGAGATCGCCCAGAAAGCGCTCGCCAAAGCCTGCGGCCGCGACTTTTCCGAGAACGAGGCCCGGTCGATGCTCAAGCCCGACTTTGCCAACCGGATCGGCTTTGCCGATTACCAGCTCCAGAACAACAACGCCAATATCCGGCGGATGGAGCAACGGATCGCCCAGCTCCGCGCGGCCCAGGCTGCGGCCGAGGCGGCAGGCGGCGAGGAGAAGCGCGACGTTTACCAGGGCTTGTGCGAGGTGGTCGAGAACTTCGAGGAAAACCGGCTCCAGATCGTTTTCGACGGCAAGCCCAGCGCCGAGGTTCGGGCCGAGCTGAAAAGCAACGGGTTCCGGTGGGCACCCAGCCAAGAAGCCTGGCAGCGGCAGCTCAACAACGGCGCGCGCTACGCGGCCAAGCGGTTCCTTATGAGCCAGGGCGTCGAGGTCTGACACATCGGTGAGGGGCGGCAAGCTCGCCCCCATCCCATGCGCCAGAACAGAGGAGAGCGACATGCAAATCAAAAACGGAATGTTGATCGAAGGCCGCAATCGGTGCGGCGTCCAGATCACGAATGGACCTTGGATCGCCAGCGTGCCCGAGGAGCTTATCAAGCTGCGGTGCAAAACTTCGCGCGGGTTTCCGTCCTGGGTTCGTGAAGCCTTTGAGGTTGAGAACAACAGCGACGGCCGCACCGACTATTTCGAGAACGACGTGATCCGCCTCATGCCTGGCGATCCGCTCTATGACCAGGCCGAAGCGGCGATAGCGTAGGAGACAGCCATGCAATGTATCAAAACCGGAGCCCATATTTACATCGCGCAATATGGGGAATTTGCGATCTGCGACGTGTTCGAGCTGAACGGCGTCAGCCTGTTTCGGATTGCCGGGACCAGCCGCGAACCCATGCGCGACGTGATCCACTTCAACGTCGTTGACGTGGCGCAATGGTTCGACCGCAATGACACTGGCCACTTCGGCCGCAGCTCCACCATGATCTCGGCCTGCGCTGCGAACTTTGGCTATGACGGAAAGGCGGTGCAGGCATGAGCCGGAAGCCGACGATCTGGGAAGCCCTGGCCGAAAAGCTCGGCCGGGAACCCACCAACAAGGAAGCGAGCGACGAGGTGAAGCGCATCCTGCGCGAAGCCTCCGAGGAAAGGGCGAGCCAGTGACGCGCGAGCCCTACCGCCCCACCGTGCCGGATTTCGGCGCACAACCCGAGGAGAACGAATTGAACCGGAACGGCCACCCCAACCTGAAGCGCGCCTACGTCGCGCCCAACCACACGCAAGAGCCGGAGGCGAAGCCCGCCGCCGAACCCCAGGAGATCAAGGAAGCTCCGTTCTGCAACGCGGAAAGCACGCGCAACAAGCACGGCAAGGCTGTGCTGCGCCTGCGCTTCGAGAGTTTCGAGGCCCTGGAAACCTACTTCGCGGACGAGCTGATCGGCTCCGACATGATGGAGGGCAGCGCCTCGAAAGTGATCGGCACCACCCTGCTGATCTGGGACCGTAACTGAAACCACGAAAGGAAAGACCCCATGCAACACCTGTTCGAGAACATGAAGGCCACCTGCAACGCGCTCACGGCGCTGATGATGGAGCGCGGCCTGGGCCAGCCCAGCTCGGCAATCGAGGCGCGCAGCGGCCACAACAGCGCGCGCGTGATGTTGAATTGGGCCAACGCCCAGGACAGCTACCCGTCGCAGTATGAGTTTATCAGCGGCGACACCATCGAGGAGGCCGTGGAGAAGGCCGAGGCGTGGATACGCGCGCAGCCGACAGCCGAGGAGCGAGCGCTCCAGGATGCGCTCGGGCTGACCGCAAAGGCGCTGGAGGCGAGCCGCAAGGCCGGGCTCGACACCGGCGAGGGCGCGGCGTTCGTCGCCCAGCTCGAAGCGATGATGAAGCGCTTGAGCGAGAACGCGATCACCGACCAGCGCCAGCCCGCGCCGAGCGACCGCGAAGGGATCGCCTAATGGCACGCGGCACCGCAACCCACAACGGGGAGGAGCTGGAGGTGGCGTTTAGCGCCTCCGGCGTCCTGTCCGACTATGGCGTGGACCGCTCGCCAACCTGGATCGAGTGGGAGGATATCGAGATCGAGGAGCTGACGATCCTGGGCCACAAGGTCGATCCGAAGATCCTGCCCGACGAGCTGGTGGAGGCGATCCGCGAGCTGGCCGACGATCTGGAATTTGAAGCCGAGGAGCCCGACTATGACTGACAAGGCGCGGATCATTCCCCAGGTGGAGCTGGTGGCGTTCGTCCAGGATGGAGGCGGCACCACCCCGGCCACGATCCTGATCGAAGGCGGCACGCCGGTGTGGGCGCTCACGGCAATGACCATGCGTGCCATTGCCAGCCAGCACCCGCACCTGGGCGGCAAGCCTATCGTGGCGCTGCGCTACGACGTGCGGGCGCAGGCGAGGGCGACAGCATGAAGCGCTGCGCATGGCATGAGTGCGGCCGGGCTTTCGAGCCCGCCGACCCTCGACAAGAGTTTTGCTGTCCCGAGTGCCGCAAGGCGCGGGGCGCATGGAAGGCCCGGCGCGGCGGTCCACTGGTGGACATGCTGCTGGAGGGCGACGTGGACGCGCTGATGGAAGCAAAGCGCAAGATCAAGAAGGAGATCGAAGATGCAGCTACCCCAACTGATTGAGGGCATGGATTTTGCCACCTATCTGGCCGATCCGATGCCGGAGCCGAGCCTGACCAGCTCGCTTGTCAAAGACCTCCTCGGCACCGCGCCGCGCAAGGTCTGGCAGAACACCGCCCGGCTCAACAAGGACGCCGAAAGCGAGGAAAAAACGATCTTCGATCTGGGCTCGGCCGCGCACCGGCTGTTCACCGGCACCGGTGCGCCCATTGTCGAGATCGACGCGGCCGACTTCCGGTTGAAGGCAGCGAAGGAGGCCAAGGACGAAGCCTATGCCCAGGGCAAGACGCCGATCCTGGCAAAGAACATGCCGCGCGTGCGGGCAATGGCGAAGGCGGCGCTCGACCAGGTGCGGGACAATCCCGAGATCGGGCACCTGTTCTCGCGCGACAACCAGGCGAAGCTCCTGCGCGAAGCCACGATGCTCTGGCAGGAAGGCGGCGTCATGTGCCGAAGCCGCCCCGACTTCTACTCGCCCGAGGAGAACGTGGTGATCCACTACAAGACCACCGGCACCGATATTGCGCCGGTGACGCTCGCCAAGTTTGCCGCCAATTCCGGCTGGGACATGACGGCCGCGCACTATCACCAGGGCGCGAAGCTCCTGACCGGCACCGCGCCGCGCCAGTATTTCGTGGTGCAAGAGACGGCCGAGCCGCACCTTCTGCTGACGGCCGAGATCGACAGCACGTTCCTGGAGACAGCGCTGATGCGCCGCGAGCGCGCGCTGATGATCTGGGGCCGGTGCCTGCGCGAGAACACCTGGCCCGGCATGATCTCCAAGACGATCAAGCTGGAGTGCCCCGAGTGGCACGAGCGCAACCTGATCGCGGAGAAGGACGCCGAGGAAGCGGCCAAGTCGGCAGGCACCGATCTGCTGGAGATGATGCGCACCTGGCAGGCACCCGAAGGCTGGCAACCCGCCGCCGTCCAGGGCCAGAGCCGTGACGAGAAGGACGTGATCGAATGAGCTTCACCTTTAACACGGCCGAACGCCGCAACACGCACCTTCTGGTGGCCCTTGCGGGAGCCTCCGGCAGCGGCAAGACGTTCAGCGCCATGAACCTGGCGACGGGAATTTGCGGCGACAAGCCGTTTGCCGTGATCGACACCGAGGCAGGCCGCGCGCTGCACTATGCCGATCAATTCAATTTCAAGCACGCCGACTTCGCGCCACCATTCACGCCGGAGCGCTACCTGGAGGCGGTGAAGGCGGCAGAGAAGGCCGGGTTCGAGGCGATTGTGATCGACAGCATGAGCCACGAATTTGACGGCCAAGGCGGGATCATGGACATGGCCGAGGCGTCCAGCGTGAAAGGCCCAGGCGCATGGAAAGACCCCAAGATGCGCCACAAGAAGATGATGAACGCCTTTCTCCAGGTGCGCGCGCATCTGATCTTCTGCCTGCGGGCCGAGGAGAAGATCGACATGAGCAAGAAGGATGATCGCGGCCGTGTGATCGTGGAGAACGCAGGCTGGTTTCCGATCCAGGAAAAGCGGTTCATGTATGAAATGACCGCCAGCTTCACGCTCAACCCCAGCTCGCCCGGTGTGGTCGATCTCACGTTGCCGCACAAGGTCCAGGACCAGCACCGCATGAGCTTCCTTCCCGGCCGTCACATCACGGCCGAGGCGGGATCGAAGCTCGCGTCCTGGGCGCGCGGCGACACCATCACGACGCCCGACAAGGAGCTGTGGGATCGCGCCCGGCGGATCGCCCACGACGGGATCGAGAAGATCACCACCTTTTTCACGAAGGTCGCCACCGAGGAGGAGAGGGCGGCGCTCCAGCCGATCAAGCGCGAGCTGTGGGAGACGGCCAAGCGGGCAGACGAGAACCGTGGCGAGCTGGGCTGATGCGGTCCAAAACCAGCGGCGAGCGGCGCAGGATGATGCGCCGCTACGTCGAGAACGAGGAGCTGTGGTGCAGGTGCTGCGGTCGGCCGATGTGGTTCCGTGGCCTGGAAAGCCGGAGCCGCTTTGTCGGCCGCTGGCAACAAGCCTGGGGCAGCTTCCGCGAGCCGAGCGCGGCCGTGATCGAGCAATCCATCGCAACGGTGGATCACCTGGTCCCGCAAAGCCGCAACGGCACCCACCATCCGCGCAACCTGATGCTCATGTGCCAAGGCTGCAACTCGGACAAGGCGCACATGACGCCGAGCGAATGGATCGCGCACCGCGCCGCGACCGGGCGAGCCTTGAAGAAGGAGATCATCGCCAAGCTCTTGAAGCGCGAACGAAAGGCGATCCGTCAGATCGGCGGGCCGTCCATGATCTACCACCCACCAAGCCACAAAGGAGAAACCGATGGCTGACAAGACCCAGACAGAGAACCAGGACGACGACGGCGGCAACAGCTTCGCCGCAATCGACATGACCAAGCCCGTGTTCATCGTGTTCCACCAGACGGAGACGCGGAACAACATAGAGGTGTTCCAGGGACCGGACGCCGAGGCCAATGCCAAGGCCCGCGCGAGCCAAAAGGCGGTGCGCACGAAGGCAAAGGTCGCCGTCCTCGGCCCCCAGCGCGCCGTCTATGAACCGCCCGAGCCGTCGAAGGCGAAGGAAGTCCAGCTCGATTGGCTGGGCGAGTAACACCAGGGCGGGCGCAAGTCACTTGCGCCCGCTGTATTGACCGCTGAGAGGGGGTGCCATGTCTCGGGCACCGATGGAGCCAAAAGCCACAATGCCGCTCACACGCGGCTCCTGCGACTTCTGCGGCCACGCCACGGCCGAGGGGCGCACCTACTGCGGCAAGGAGTGCCGCGTGGCATACAACAACCTGCTGGCCCGCCAAGGCAAGAGCGTGATGCAAATGCTCAAGCTATGGCGCAAGCACCGAGGGGCGAAGGGAACGCCGGGCGAGGGCATGATCGGAGAGATCGCCACGCGCGTGGACGCGATCCTAGCAGAAGATCGGGAACGCAAGGCGCGGCTGCGTCAGGAGTGACCCCTGCCATTGGCTATGGCGGCTAGGAGCGCATCGAGGCGCGTGTTCGTGTCCTTGGTCGCCTCGCGTTGCTCCTTGCGCATCTCGCGCATGTCCTCGGAAAGCCGCGTCAGGTGCCCGTCCAAGTCCGACTTCTGCACCGTGTCCTCGCGCACCCTGTTGATCCTCGCGTGCAGCTCCTTCGAGTTGCTGTCCATCTCGTCCTCCACCCGGCGGACCATCGACACCAATTTCCAGAACGCACCGGCCAGGAGCGAGCCCCAGCCAAGCGTCAACGTCACGGCGATGCCGATAATCCACTTCCAGTCGTCGCCCATTACTGCCCCCGGCACGCTAGTATTTCGTTTCTCACGACGCCATAGTGTCCAATCATCACAGACAGCGCCGACCCTTCCGGCAGGGCTTGCATCTCGTCGGCCGCTTGGTCCTGCACCTCTTGCGTGTAGCTGTAGAGCGTCGGGCAGGCGTCAGAAACGGCCGTCACGCAACCGCCCAACGACACCATCCCGATCAGTCCGAGTATTTGCCACCGCATCCCGCATCCTTTCCTTTATCTCGTCCCGCGCTTGGGCGCGATCCAGACGCTCCGTGAGCTGGCCATTGCGCCGCCCGGTCAGCACCAGAGCAATGATGCCCAGCGCCGCGAGGATCAGCGGCCAGAGCTTGCGCAGCCACCCCCAGATCACCGGATGCCCCGTTCGTGATCGTCCACCCGAGCCTCCTCGATCCGGTCGGACATGACCCGCTGCACCACGGTCGCGGCCAGCACCACCCCGATCAGGCCCAGCGCCACCCAGGGAAGCCAGTCGGCCAAGCCACCCACGGCCGGGATCGCCTCGATCTGTTCGCGTGCCTGGGTCGCGGCAGCGGCCACACCGGCGGCGATGCCTGCCTGCCCCTGCACCGCCTGGGCCGTGCGCTGCGTCTCGGCCGCGCGGATCGTCCGGCTTCCTGTCAGGGTCGAGCGCGGGAAGCTCTGGAAAGCCTCGGCCGTGCCGCGCAGGATCGCATCGGCCAGGCGCTCTTGTTCCGTCTCCTCGTCGGTCGCCCGATTGCCAACAGGCGAGCTGCCGAAGAAGGGCTCGACCAAGATCGCCGGAGCGCGGCCAGAGATCAGGGACATGCCGCCTCGATCCGAGCTGGAGCGCGTCTTGATACCGCGATCCCGAAGGCCCAGGGCCAGCACCATCTCGCGCTGCACGCTTTCGGCCAGGCGTAGGGATAACGCGGTGCCGCTCGAAAGGGTTTCGGTGCCGGTCGCCTCGGCCGAGCTGGCCCCGTTGAAGTGCAACTCCACGCTCGCGTCAGCGCCCCAGGCGTCCACCTCGGCATAGACGCGCCTGATCTCGGTCGAATATCCGCCGCCCGGCGTGCGGAAGAAGGTGCGCACCTGGAGCCCATAGTCGCCCGCCAGGCGTTCAATGCGCCGTGCCAGCCGCCCGTTCCAGACGAACTCGCTTTCCCCGGTGTCTTGGCGCACTGCGCCCTGACTGGCACTGTTATGCCCTACTACGATTGCCAACTTCATGCTT